AGAAGGCTCTAAGGCAGACATGGCTCTGGACAAAAAGCAAATGATGGGCATGGCTCCCGGCATGAAAAAGGGCGGCATGATGAAGTACGCCAAGGGTGGCATGATTACCACCCCAATGGGCAGTGTTCCTTCCGGCGGCAAGCGTGGTCATGGTGAACACACTATCCAGCTTAAAGGCCACACCAAAGCTAAAAACATCAAGATGTGAGGTTGTCATGGCTACAAAAAAACCAATGAAATTTAAAGGTGGCGGCAAAATCAAGCGTTATTACGCAGGAGAAGTCGTCACCGGGGATGACTCATCTCCGTATAGCGATGAAGGCGCACAGAATGTTTACGTTCGAAATGGGGCGATTGATCGAGATACTATTGCCAGAAACACTGCGGCAATGCGCCGTGCAGTTATGAACGGTGATGAAGGTGCTGTTTCTCGCCCTGATTATCAATCTGATGTTCTAAACCGTATTACTGGAAAGACTCCTGTTCCGGAAAATCAATTTACTCAGCTTCCTCCACGAAAAAGAACATTTCAAGACGATATTAACGATAACGTCGCCAAGGCGCTTAAAACAGGCAAGCCCCCTACTTCAGGTTCTCGTGATGCGGCAACCAAGGGCAGTGAAAGCCAGCCTACTGCTGACAATTCAATACCGCCAGCATCAACATCTTCTTACAAGGCTCCGGTCGCAGAAGAAAAAAGTGCCCTTAGGAAAAATTTTCCGGGGATGGCATCAATTTATGATTACTACGCAAGTCCAACTACAGCTCAAGGTGTTAAAGACAATTTGGCAAATTCAGCAATGGCCCTAACCCCGTTGACTGGCGGCGCTACAAAAGTTGCCACAGAATTTGCAATGGGTAATCGTGGAGCAAAACTTGCACAAGCCATGCAAGGCGAAGAAAAATTAAGCGCCGCAGGACAGCGATTAAAGAATTTAGAAGAGTTAAGAGGCGTTGCTAACCCCGGAAGAGCTGAGGCTGTAATGAACCCAAATGCATGGGCGGCTGGCCCAAAGGGTATGGATAAAATTGCTCAAGTTGAAGGTCGTGCCGCTGAAGCAGAAGCTCGTGCCGCTCAAGCCGCCGCAAGAAAGAAAGCCGCACAAGCAAAGAAGGATGCTAAAGACCCTGTAATGAATGCTCGCCCGGGTGCAGACAATGCGGCTAAAGTCAATACAGCTAAGACACCCAAGACCGGAAAAGCTTCTTTACCAAAATATGAGACTGATGAGCCACTGGACATTTCTTTTGGGTACAAGCGTGGCGGGGCGGTCAAAAAGTTTGCCAAAGGCGGCTCTGTGAGTTCAGCCTCCAGCCGAGGCGATGGCATTGCAATTCGTGGCAAAACCAAAGGCACTATCTCCAAGATGTGCGGTGGCGGCATGATGAAAGGGCGGAAATGATGTCCAGCCGAGGAATGGGGGACATTGCCCCCTCTAAGATGCCGGTAGCCAAGCGCAAGGCTCGTCGGGATGATACTGCGTTTAAACAGTTCAAAGAGGGCGGTGAAGTTTGGGATACGCCCAATCCTGCCAAGAAGCACAAAACGCTGTCACCTGCCAAAAAGGCAAAAGCCAAAGCCGCCGCAAAGGCCGCTGGCAGACCCTATCCAAATTTGATTGACAACATGAGAGCGGCTAAATAATGTCAACTACCAGCGGAGTAACATCATTCAATCTTGACCTCGTCAACTTGGTTGAAGAGGCGTATGAGCGTTGCGGTCAGGAAATGCGTACTGGCTACGACATGAGGACAGCTCGACGTTCGCTGAACATCATGACCATTGAGTGGGCAAACCGTGGGATTAACTTGTGGACAATTGAGCAGGGCGTTATCCCCATTTTCACCGGACAGGCTTGCTACCCCATCCCCGTGGACACAATTGATCTTTTGGATACCGTGACCAGAACCAATAACGGCACTCCGCAACAGTCCGACATCAATATCAGTCGGATCAGCGAATCCACTTACATGACGATTCCAAACAAGCTGGCGCAGGGCAGGCCCATTCAGGTGTGGATTAACCGCCAATCAGGCCAATCCAACTCAACCGCAGTGGAGCTGGATGGTGGAATTTCTGCAACTGACACCACCATCACAATTAAAAACACCGCCGTGGGGAGCAATATTGCACAGCTTTCAACCAATGGCTTTGTGTTGATCGACAGCGAAACCATCTACTACCAATCAGTGGATGGAAACCAACTGATCAATTGCGCTCGTGGTCAAAATGGTACTACCGCCACAGCTCACTTTGATGGCGCAAGTTTGACGATGCAAAACCTTCCAAGCATTAACGTCTACCCAACTGGTGACGGCGGTGGCCCGTATCTTTTTGTGTATTACCGTTTGCGACGCATCCAAGACTCTGGAAGTTCGGGTCAGGTGTATCAAGACATTCCATTCCGATTCATTCCTTGCATGGTTGCTGGCTTGGCCTTCTACCTATCTCAAAAAATTCCGCAAGCCATGAATGTTCGTGATTTCTTGAAGAATGAGTATGAAGAACAGTGGACGCTTGCCTCGACCGAAGATCGAGACAAAGCGCCTGACCGGTATGTTCCAAGGAATTTGATGTATGCCTAATCGTTTTGCTTCTGGCAAATATGCCATAGCGGAATGCGACCGCTGTGGTCAAAGGTATATGTTGAAGCAGTTGAAGAAGCTGACGATCAAAACCAAGCTGACAAACATCTTGGTTTGCCCAGAATGCTGGGAGCCAGATCAGCCTCAATTGCAGTTGGGTATGTACCCGGTGAATGATCCGCAGGGCATTCGCAACCCAAGGCCAGACTTGAGCTACTACGCATCAGGTTTAAACGGTCTACAGGTGCTTGATGGTGCGGCAGGGGCGCTTGGTGGCGGCGGGCCAGACGGCGGTAGTAGGGTTTTCCAATGGGGCTGGAATCCGATTGGTGGCGCTAGGGCAAATGACAATGGGCTAACCCCCAATGATTTGATTGCCACAGCAAGTTTAAACAGCGTTACAGTACAGGTATAAGGAGAAACATCATGGCTGAATTTGACGGCATCGCCAAAAAAGGCAAAACAGTCGGTAAACAAATGGGTATTGACGGCCCCAAAGTCCCTGTAATGAAGGGCGGTAAAACAAGCGCAGGCGTTACCGGCAAGGCCATGAAGGCCGTTGGTAGAAACATGGCTCGTGCAATGAACCAGAAGCGTTCTGGTCGTGGAGGTTGATATGGGATTTAGCAAAAAAATGATGGGCAAAGAAGTGGGTCAAGCCGCTACATACGCTCCGCCGCATGACATGAAGGGCAAGGGCCTGACTGTCAATCAACTTGAGAAGTCACGCAATCAAGCCGTCGATCCAAATTCATTGCCAGCAAATAAACATGACATCAAAACACCGAACGGTCGTGTGAGCATGGGCGATCCCAATGCAAGCAACACCAAGACCAGCGGCATCAAAATTCGTGGCACAGGTGCGGCAACCAAAGGGACAATGGCTCGTGGGCCAATGTGCTAAGGAATAGGCAGTGAACTACACCGACTTGGTCACCACCATCAAGGGCTACACGGAGAATTCTTTTCCGTTGACCCAAGGCATGACCACGACCATGCAGGTCAACACATTTATCAGAGACGCAGAGATTCGCATCTACAACACGGTGCAAATGCCTCAGTTCAAAAAGAATGTGGAAGGTTCGCTTACCTCTGGTAAGCATTACTTGAGCTTGCCGCCTGACTTTCTGGCTGTTTATTCGTTGGCTGTTCTCACTCAACCAATATTTGGTTCTTCTAGCTTCCAGTATTTCTTGCTTCCAAAAGATGTGAGTTTTATTCGTGAGACTTACCCAGACCCAACATATGGCGGAGTGCCTCAGTATTACGCTTTGTTTGGAACAGACTCAAGCGCACCATTCAATAGTCCATACAACCTTTCGCTGATCGTTGGCCCAAGCCCAGATGCGGACTACAAGGTTGAATTGCACTACTACTACTACCCAGAATCCATCACCGTTTCGTCCACTGGAACATCATGGCTCGGAGAGAATTTCG